CAGATGGCAATTGAGGCGTTTGCAGATGCATTGGAAATTGTACCCGCAACTATTGCTGAAAATGCAGGACATGACCCACTTGATACTATCCTTGCTATGCGACACGAGATTCTTCATGGTAATCTTACAGTTGGCCCAAATGTAACCGATGGTGGTGTCAAGGACTTGCTGGCTGATGGTGTCATTGAGCCTGTTGAGTTAGTGCGTCAAGCCGTACTTAGTGCTGGTGAAGTCACCAATGCCATTTTACGCATTGATGACATTGTAGCACGACGACCAGTACAATAGGTGATTTAATGCAGATTTGTTCTATCTGTAAAAAAGAATGTGATTATTTAATTGATGGTGATTTTTGTGGGGCGTGCTGGAACAAACCGACTAATGGATAGACTTAGACAAAAATGCAAAGTATGTGGTTGCAATGAAATACCACGACGAGTAAGTGGCCGTTTTGTTGATTATGATAACGAGCGTGTGTACTTACTACACTGTAGGCAATGCGGTTTCTTTTGGCTTGACCCATCTATACGCAAACTCAAACCGTATCGTTTGAAAACAATTTACCAACATCCTTCTATGTACGAAGAAGAGTAATTTTTACTCGGCAGTTCACTTAAGTATAACACGCCATACGGAAAGGTATGGAGAGAGATGCCATGAGAAAAAAGGAAGTGAGCGAGGCGAGAATGATTTTTTTGCCGATTATACAAGAAGAAATAAACAAAGCAAGGAACATGCCCTATACTGGGTTTGAGCAAGAAAGTGGAGAGGGTGAAGAGTGGCTCGCTCACTTTGAAACTGGCTCGCAAACAGGAAAAGAAGGATTTACCGATGTAGAAATTGATTTTCTTTCAGCCCTTTCTCGCTACCTACAGCATGTCCAATTTGATTGCAATTATCTTGTTTATAGTGGACTTAGTTACGCTCGTGAGATTATCCGCCAGCACGAAGAATACTATACAGAACCTATATCCGAAAACGATGAAGATATGGTGGACATGGAAAACGCATTCAAAAAGATTTCATTTATGGCAAGTGCGCTTAATTCACAAGAATTAGAAGATACTTTTTTCTCTATCCGAGAATATATGACTTATCATCATAATCGGGTATTTAGAAATGACCATTCAATGGAATGGTTTATGTGGAGTATTCATACTTTGTTGCGTTATATTGATACTCAATTTGTTATTGATGGGCAAGAACTTAAGTTGGCTAAACCACTTATCTACCAGCCCGAAGAATACGAAGAAGAGTGATACATCACGGGATTGGGCCGGGTGTGTAAGCAGGATTATTTGCCCAAGCCGCTATTCTATCTAATGCCTCCGCTACTGTCGCTGGTGGTATTCCAGCCCAATGAAGCGGATTAGCGGCATAAACATCTGCCGCCGCATCTGTTGTGTCTGTTGTTGAGTATGCTTGGTCACTCAAATTACTTGCGGCAACAATGTCACCGTTTGCATCAGCGACGAGAACATTACTCGTCACTGTTTGTCGGATAGTTCCGTTCACATCTAATTTTTGAGCAGGGGTGTTTGTACCAATACCTACTTTATTAGCAGTTCCATCACCAAAAATAAGGTTTGCATCGGTATCACTTTCAACCCTAAAATCAACAGCATCACCATTTTCATTAAAAGTGGCCGCACCATAATGAATCATTTTTACATTACCTACATCAGCATAAAGACGAAAAGCAGTAGTTGGTGAGCCGGGTATAAGAATTTGAAATTGCGTATTTGTTGCACTTGCATTAGAAGTCCTAAACATTCTAATTGTTTGATTTCCTACTCCTGTTGAAACGGCATCTAAATCTAAAATGGTGGATTCATCAGTTGTTAAATCAGCAACCTTTAATGCCCCGTAATTATCTGAATATCCAATAAGAGAAGTGTAGCCGTTTTGACCTGTTTCTTGAACCCGAATTTCGGGATTGGATGGGCCATAAAGATGCAACTCAGTATCAGGCGAACCTGTATTTATACCCACTTTGTCAGTTGATACATCAACAAAAAGCGTATCAGTATCAACGGCTAAGTCACCTACTACCGTGACCGCACCTGTAAGGTCAAGTGTTGATTCACCTTCAACGGCGGCAATTGCATCTGCATCAGCGTAAGCAGTTGCACCTGTTGCAATACCTGTTAATTTACTTCTTTCGGATGCTGTCATCATCACATTAGTTGAACCATCAGCCAAATCATCTGCATCTAATACCACAGCACCCGTTAGAGTGTTCACACTTTGCACAGGGGCGGCTGATGCGGCGGCGGCGGCATCAGTAAAACCTGCATCGTTAGTGAGTTCACTGATGTTGTCGCTTGCACGCATAACGGCGTTAGAGCCAATCTTCGGGCGGTTTGATGCACCACTGTCAAGCCATAGCGTATTAGCGGCCACACCGCCGGGATTTGCCCCTTGTGGAGCGAGTTCAAGCCCCGTAGGGTCAATGAGTCCTGTAACAGTTAATTTTCCATCAACAGTCAATTCAGCAGGGCTTGCTTGCCATGATAAGTTAGCATCGCTTGTGAATCCACCAGCACCATCGGACAATTGAACAAGACCACTTACACCCGATGAAGCAGGGCTTACTGTTCCGCTTACCATTATTTTCTTCCATGCACTACCATCATAGGTGAACATTGTTGCTTCTGTTGCTACGACATTGGAGTTAAGTCCTGTACTGTCAAAAGTCACAGTGCTACCACTTGGTACACTTACAAACACAGTATAACCGGGTGGGAATGTACCACTTGGATTGAGGTTAATCGTGGTAGATGGGGTGAGAACAAAAATTTGATTACTCCCAAAAGTAAATGTTTGGTTTGATGAGGGTGATGATACATCAATATGAGTTGGGCCGAGAAGATGCGTATGTCGTGTATCAGTAGAATCATTTACTGAGTAATATAAATTTGCATCACCATCAGCATTGTATGATTGCCAAAGCGCACCAAGACGGCTACCTGCTAAATCACCTGTTTCACTATGTAGAGAATCAAGTGCGGTATGAGAATCAACTGCTGTTTTATTACCTACTATACCTGTTGTAACAGGGGTGAAATAAATTGGATTAGGTCGTACAAATACTCGCTTATCATTACTTTCAATAATATTCATTTTCATATCGTTAGTATCTGTAGCGTCATATTCAACACGAATGACCGCAAGTACAACACTTTGTTTTACACCTAATCCACTTTTTGGGTCACTAAGAAACGCTGATGGAGTCGTGGGGTATGTATTAGATGCAGTAGTAACTGGTGTACCAATTTCCCATGTAATACAATCATTCGTAGTATCTGTAGATGCATATACTACAATAAGTGCTTCTTCGCCTGTACTCAAATATGGTGCTGTAGGTGTACTGCGTACATGTGGACTTGCTGATTTAAATTCAACAAAAATTGAACTACCCGGCCCACCTGCAAATTCATAAACAACTCCATCAATTAGTACACTACCGCCAGTTATTCTTATTTTACTTCCAATAGTATCTTGCTCACACACACCGGGTAAATCTTCGGGAGTGTTACGATTACTGGCTGATGAGGCTGTATCTTCTTCAAGGATGATACCGTTACCATGAACACCCTCAAGCATGTTCGTAAGGGTGGGGCTGGTGATATGTTCACCATCTTCTAAACTGTCTGTAAATACTCCGCTACCTGCCATTGATGCTTGGTTAGCGGCTGTATGCCCCGATAATGGATTTCCTGTCATCATGCCACCTCAATTGCGATTTGAATTTTCAACTCATTAGAGTTGGATTTAGTAATTGGAGAAATTGTATATCGTGCTACAGGTGTATATTCTGTAGTGTCACGAAATTGAATGTACACTTCTTTTATTTTATCAGCAAAAGAAGTATCGTATGGTAATTTTACCTCAACCAAAAGTGAAGTATCATCAACAATTGTTACAGATGGGGTGAGGGAGATGGCGGGGCGACCTGCCGCACCATCATCAGTTGTGGCTGGTGTACCGTCAAAACCTAAGATGACTTCGTTAATATTACTGGCAATGGTATCAAGTAAAAGTCGTCGCATATAGTCACTAACTGGCATATATGTTCCTCCTTTCTTTTGATTTGTTTGCACCAATCGGTAAGCCGTTTTTCCCAATCAGCCCTCTATTGTGCGTTCCCTTCACACCACCGATGAGGTATGCTGTATTAAATACCCCTCTTTCTTTTACCACTGAAACAATTCGTAACTCAACTTTACCAAACAAAGCCAAATTCTGTTCTACCACTTGCACATATGTAGCAGGGTTATTATCGCTGGCACTAACAGTTGTACCTTCGTTAATCCCTTGTAGTACACCCTCAATACCAGCATCTAAATTAAGCATGGTAAGGTCGCTCATGTTTCTCATAGGCATGTGTTTAACTTCTGTAACAACTTTCTGTTCACCACCGTAGTTCACTGTCATACCGGGTCGTAATGAAAGTAGATTCATATGACCAGCACTACTGATTGAGCCTTTTGTAAGTGAGCGTGACTTTAGCACTTGACGAGCAACACGACGAGCCGCATTAGTTGTACGGGCTGTATTGTCAATAATTGGTGAAGCATCTTCACGAACTTCTTCAACTTGTCCTTCTACATCATCAACCGTTACAATCACCAAATCGTTAAGGGCTAATGGTTGTCCTTGTATGGTTACACGGTTGGATATGTTTTCAATTGGATTATCTTGCTTTGAACCAAATCGTAAGTTCTTATCTACAAAGTAACTTGATTCGCTAAATGTAATTGGTATATACAATAGATTACCAAAGCGGTCAAGTAAGACCATACGGCTATCATGACGGCCTAAAAAGCGCAGGGCTGTGATAAGATTCATGTTGTTGAAATCTTGACCAACGAATCGCATACTGTGTTTGCGTGCTAATGAATTTGTGACATTCTTTGGTCGTGAAATATTGATACTTGTTGCACCACTGTTAATTGATTCACCTAATCGTATAGCCAAATCTGTTGTACGCAATCCTACATCTATTGGTTGGCCGAGTTTAACTTGACGGCCTGTAAATCCAATGCCGTTGAGCGATTTTCCTTTCATGTTACGAAGATTAACTAATACACCGTATGTTGCATCTTCAATCTTGTTAGGCAACAAGCGTTGGTATGAATCATCTGCGTTGTAAATGAGCATGGGGCTGTTAGAGTCGGAAATTAATTCATCAGCAAAGAAAGGTGCTGAAAGTGATGAATGGCCGGGTTTATTGTTATGCGTCAATTGCACATAAGATTCTCCTTCAACGATTTGATAATTCCTTTCGGGCATAACTTGTAATGTACGAGTATTTTTCTTTTCTATAATCACCTTTGCTTTTGGTGATTTTTGTAGGCTCATACGAGCATGATGAATAGCATTATCCACAAACACAGGCTTACGAACATGTGACATAATTTCATCAGCATCAGTGTTATACCGACCAGTTGGATTTGTAAGAACCGTCAATTGTCACGCCTCCCTAAGCCATCCGGCCACGGTTTTCCCCTCCTATGGGTATCTATATTTGATAGCATAACTAATCTTTCGGGAGGAATGTCACCTTCAATGAATGCCTCCGCCCCTTCTAAATTATAACCTCTATCACGGAATTGACCCATTGATGCATCCAAAGGCATACGAATGCCTACTGCACGACCTTCGGAACTGTTAAAGCCATAATGCTCATTAAGTTGGTCACTACCTTCGGGATATATTTCTTTCATTCGCTCTTTCCAATCGTAATAATTTGAAGCAGGGGCAAACCAATGACCTATTTTTCCTTCTAAATTAAATGGTTTCACATTAATATTTTCAAACAATTTACTATTCAAACCTGTATCTTCCCATTCAAGGCTATCATTTGATACAGGCTTACCCCGCATACCCTCATGCAAAAATGCTTCATATGGTTGTGCCTTGTTTTCGTCAAAACTACCACCTCGTTTTCGCCACGAATCTAACGCACGCTGAGTAGGTTGGGAGGAAATTGCGGTCATTGGCCCATACGAACTGGGGAAATCGGGATGGAACTCACCTAACTCAGTTTGGCGTGATTCCTTGAGGAAAGTCCATGCTTTTTTCATGGGTAATTTTTTGTCCTTTGGGGTCTTTTCCTCAAATTCACGAGCCAACTTTGGGTGTTTCGCATACATGAAACGCCTTTGGGCTTGACTCACGAATGGCACATGACCTCACCACTTTACTTTATCAGCCCAATATGCGGCACTCATTTTACCACGATTGATATTTTTGGCGTGGCGAGCCTTGAAAGATTCTCGTCGCTTACGGTATGATGATGATTCGCCTTGCTTTTTTGGTGAACCGCTTACACCCTGTTGTCCAAATCTAATTGTTTTGACTTGATTTCCTTCTTTAGCCACAACTACATGTGACTTTTTAGGATGGTTGGGGGTGCGCTTAGGTTTGTTAAAACCGCTTACACCAGCACGAGCAAGGCGTGGGTCACGCTTACTTTCTTTGAGAAGCATCCATGCGTCATTCATTGGATTCATGAGGCA